CGGCGTGCCGAAGCTCATCAGATCGCGCGCCATGTCCTCGCCCACCATCGACACCTCGTCGAGCACGATGAGGCGGGCGTCGGCGGCGTCGCTCTGCGGGTTCAGCGCGAAACGGGGGTGTTTCATGGCCGAGAGCGCCTGGCGCATGGTCTCGATCCCGGCTTCGGCCGCGGTGCGCTCGAACCCCGTGAGGCGGCGCGCGGCATCCTCCGCCTCACGGATTTTCTTCGCCGCCGTCTCGATCTCTTCCTCGGTGGCTTCGATCGCCGAATAGATCAGGCTGTGAATGGTGCGCGCGGGCGTTCCCTTGCGGGTCAGCACCAGCGCGGCCTTGCCGGTAAAGGTGGCGGTGACCACGCCCGGCACGCAGGTCCCGTCCCTGGCGCTGCGGTGGGGCGAGAGGCCCAGTTCGTCGAGCGCGAACTTCAGCACCGTACTCTTCCCCGATCCGGCATGCCCAAAGAGCCGAAACACCTGCTGCTCGTGGCTGCGGGTTTTGAACCACTCCCGGATTGCACGGATCGCTGCCGACTGCGCCGGCGACGGGGTAAAGTCTGTCATTGTATGCCTGCCTCCACTCTGTAATCCTTCACGACGCCACCCCGGGTCGGATCGCCGACCTCGCATTGGCGCACGAACACGCGGCGGCCACCCGGCAACTGGCGCCAGTGCCCGCGGCGGATGTGCCAGCGGGGAGAGGCATGGGTACCGCCCTGTGGAGACCTCGCCGCGCCAATGCGATCGGGGTCGATGGTCACCTGATGCCAGACCCACCCGCGCACGCCATCCCGGGACAGGCGGGCACGTCTCGCCCGCGACAGCTTGCGGTCGCGGATTTCCGGCGAGGCGCCGAGGATCGTCAAGGCGCGCCAGACGATGCCGGCGGCAACCTCGCCGTGACCGCGGACGGTCCCCTCGATTCGCTCGGTCGGGTTGCCCTCGATCTCCGCCTTGCCGTCGGGATGCATCCAGACCCGCACCAGGCTGTCCGTCCATCCGTTCGGCGCGCGCTTTCGCATGAGGAACACCGCGTCGACGATGTCCTTGTTCTGCCGCGCGCAGACGATCAGGCCCGAAGGCGCCGGGCCTTGCTCGCGCACCTCGAAGATCACGGTCGGGTGCGGCAGACGGATCGGGCCGGTCAGCACGCGGGGCATCGCGCGGTCAACATCCTCGCTGTCGAAGGCGGCCTGATCGCCGAAGAAGTAGATCGGCGCGAACTCGGCCACTCCAAGCAGGTCGGAGCACCAGAACCGGGCACGATGGGCGCGCAGGATGCGCTTGAGTTCATAGGCGTCCGGGGTCATGGCCGCTCACTCCAGCACCTGTCCGCCCAGGCACAAGGCGCATGCCACTTGCCGGCCGCCATCCCGCCCCGGCACAGAACGGCGGTGGGCTCGGCGGCCGTGCGCGGCAGCCATTCTCCGGCCTCGGAAGCGCGGACCACCGCAACGGCACGGTCCGACATCTCCTGCGCAAGTGCCGCGTCAAAGGGGACGAGCTCGGAATGCAGTTCCTGCGTGTCGCGGTTGAGCGCAGTGAAGAGCGCCGGGTTCGGCAACTCGAGATAGGCCTGATAAAGGGCGATCTGCGCGGCATAGACGGGCCGCGCGACGCTGACGCCGCGCTTGACCACGTCTTTCCAGCTGGATGCACCAAGCGCCTTGTTCTCCCAGAGCGCGGGATAGTCCATGGCAACGGGGCCCGAGACGAGGCAGCCATCGATATGACCCTTGAACCGTCCGTCGAGCGCCTCGAAGCCGTATTGCCGCCCGTCGCCGCGTTCGGTGCGCAGGTCGAACCCGGCCAGCCTCAGCCAGCCCGCCACCATGTCCTCGGCCCGGTGACCGGCCTCGAAGATGCGCAGCGTGCGCGGTGCGAAGTCGGCTCCCTCGTCCTTTGGCACCGCGAGATAATCGAACTGGATCTGGCGCAGGCAGTGGCGGCCGAGACCCGATGAACTGGCATAGGTCCGGGGGCGCTCGGCGCGGTGGCGCGCGGAAAGCGCCGCGTCGATGGCGGCCGAGACGGCCTCGGCGATCGGCGGGCGCGACGCGCCGGCGCCATAGATGCAGCCTGACTTGTGATTGAGGTCGATCATGGGAGCCGTCCTAAAATGGGATCGGGTCGTCGAGCACGGTGCCGGTGCGCTCCTTGCGCGCGGCCTGCCTGCCCATGCTGTCGATGTATCCGGTCACCGCCGCCTCGATCAGCCGGTCGATCTCCTCGGGCTTGCGGTGAAAGAAGGGCTCCATGAGCCCGAGCGATGTGAGCGCCTCGGCAAAAGGCGCCCGCGCATCACGGATCGCCTGACGCTCGCGCGCGGTCTTGTCGATCATTCCGTTGTTCCTTCTGGCAATGTCCGCGCCGATCTCCTGGCACCGGCGCGAACAGAAGCGGTAATAGGGGTGGCGGTCGTGCCGGAGCCCATGGCAGTAGCCGAAACCGCGCGCCTCGCGCATGCAGACAGCGCAGAGCGGAGGCGCCGCCGGATGCCGGCGGGGCTGTTCCGACCCTGCCGGGCGTCCGACGCCCTGAGTGCGCGGCTTGCGGACACGCGGCCCGCGCCGGGGGCCTGCCTTCTTTCGCGGGCGACGTGCCATCGGTTCATCTCCGGCATCCAGCGGTTCTCGTCAGCCGTTCAGCCAGGCGGGCACGCCGGATGGAGCCGACGAGCCGGAAGCGCCCTGACCGGAATTGCCGCCCTGTGGTGCCGGCGCTCCTTGCGCCTGCGGCGCGGCCGGCTGTTGCGCCCCCCATCCCGGCGACGGCGCCTGCCAGCCCGGGGCCGGCGCAGTCGTGGCCTTGCGCGGCGGGGCATTGACCGGCTCGGGGGGTACGGTTTCCCCGGCCATGATTGCCGTGTAATGCGGCTCGTCGGGCAGAACGACATTGGCGATCCGGTTCTGGTCGCGGTACTTCGGGTTCGAAGCGGGCTCGACCATGATGCGCGCGGCAAACACGATGCCGTCGAGCTGCCTGAGACCGGGCAGCACGCGCTTGGCCTTGGTGGCCGGGGTCTCGTCACGCGGGTCAAGGCCGAAAGCGCTGTCGATGATCGCGCGAAAGGTCGATTTCGAGATCTTCCAGCCGATTGACTGGCCCTTTTCGTCGAGCTTGCCGCCGGCCACCGTGAAGCTCTGCCAGAACTTGCGCCGCGCATGCGGGCCCTCGAGGATGGTGAACTCGCAATCGAGCATCTTCGCGTCGCTCGACTGCGAGGCCTTGAGCAGCCCCGCATCCATCTGCGTGCTGCCATCCACGCCCCCCGGGCGGATGGTCAGGCGCAGCTTGGCGAATGTGCCATCGGGGATCAGCTCGCCGATGGGGGCCATCTGCGGCTGCGCGTCGTTCAGATCGTAACTCATGTCGTGGTTCCTTTGCTTGAGGTCAGGATGGGAAGGAGGGGTGCGAGGCCGCGCGACCGTCGATCTTCGCCAGCAGAGCACCGAGATCGGGCGGCTCGGTCATCTCCAGCCGGCCGGAGCGGTCCTTGGCGGGCAGGCTCCATGGATTGCCCGACTTGCAGACGAGCCGGCGTTCGGAGGCGGCTTCGTCGAAGGCCCAGCCGCCTTCGCCGTCCGGGGCGAAGAACTGCATCGAGACCACCTGATCGACGATGCCCGGCAACTCGCGGCCGGCCTTCGAGCCTTCCATCTGCGGCTGCCAGGTGACCGCGCCGAACTCGTCGGTGACCTTTTCCAGCACGCCCACGAAGATCACCGTCTTGCCGCGCGCGTGCTGCAGATGCTTGAGCGCCTGGATCACCTCGCGCCCGAGAAGCCCGTAGGCGCCGCGTACATCCGCCTTGCCCGTGCGCTCGGAAAACGCCTCGGGCTGCTGGCGCGCCCAGGTCATCGCCTGGCGGGTGAGGTCGGTGATGCTGTCGACGAAGACGATGCGCTTGCGCGCCAGAAACTTCTCGAGCCCGCTCTCGCGGTGCTCGGCCCGCAGCCAGGCGTGGCGCTCCGCGCCATACCAGGATTGCGGGTGCTGCGCCGGGTCCGGCCCGCCGATCAGCACGGCAAGGTCGCGAAAGTCGGTGAAACTGCGCACCGGGATCGAATCCCCACGCCAGTCCTGCACCGATTTGAGGCCGGCCTCGAGGTCGAGACAGACGGTCTCCTCGGCGGGCAGCGTGGTCAGAAGCGTGGTTTTGCCGACGCCGGGCGGGCCGAAGATCGCGAGCGACGTCTTGTTCTCGGCAACCGAGAGCCGTTCGTCGGCGGTGATGATGCGGATGCTCATGTCGTTCTCCAATGGGTTACGGGGATGCGCGACGGCGGGGGTGACCGGGTGCCGAAGGGGAACCTGCCCGGCGTTGCCGGCCGGGCGCCCCGCCGCCGCGCGTTACCGGGCTCGGGGTTCGAGCCGGAATACGGGTTTGCCGGTGGTCTCGCTGCGCGCGTCGGCGAAGCCCTCCCGCAGAGCCGCGGGCCAGGCGGAGAACCGCCGCTCGGGAACGCGGTAGGTGATGTCGAGATACTCGGTCGGATCGTCACCGGCCGCGCGGATGCGCGTCGCCATTTCCGCCAGTCGTTTCTGATCCCACGAGACCTTCTTCGGCAGATCGGCGATGATGACGATGCCGCCATCTTCGAAGCGCACCGTGCCGGTGGTCTTGTCCCGGGCGGCACGCTCGGCATCCGCCGCCGCGTCGTAGCGCCGCGCGATTGCGGCCTCGAGCCGTTCGCGCAGGCGTTTTACCCGGGCGGTCTCGGCGCGCGCTGCCTCCTGCAGGTCCAGAAGCATCTCCGCCGGAAGCGCGGCGATATCGCCAAGCGAAAGCCGGTCGAGATCATCGAAACGGGGGGCGTTGTCAGTCTGTGGCATGAATGAAACTCCGATGGATGGAAAAGGCAGGGCCATCACGCGACCTCCGGCTCGGCCAGCAGGCGGTCGAGCGGCATGGGTGTTGCGCGGAGCTTCGGCCGGGCAATGGCGAGATAGGCGAAGCGGTCGGGGCCGAGGCGCTGTTGCACCAGATGCACGAGCCCCGCCTCGCAGGCACGAAACGCAGCCCCGGCCAGGGCGGCAAGGCGCTGGCGGTCCTTGTCACTCAAGGTCGACATCCCCGGCATCACGTCGATGCCGAGAAAGCCCCGGTGGTATTCCAGCCAGTCACCCGGCGCGGCCTGACCGACCCAGGCGCAGAAGGTAATGTCGGTCAGCGGGTGCATCGACCGGATGTTCCAGGGCGAGGCCACCATCAGCTTGCCCGCATCCTGCGCGAAGCGGTGCGCCCGTGGCCGGAGGCCCGCGCGGGATCGGCCGTCAGCCGCCTCGGTTGCCGCCCGATACGCTCCACCGCATCGCTGACAAGGCGCGCGCGCCGCAGCTGGCTCTGCTCGAAAACCTCGATGTCGGAAAGCCGGTAGAGCACCCGACCGCCGAGTTTCAGAAACGCCGGGCCCTCTCCCGCATAGCGCCAGCGTTCCAGCGTCCGGTGGGATAGTCCCCAGCGCCGGGCCAACTCCTTCTGGTTGAGGCAATGCTTTCGCTGCATGTCCGTCTCCTCGCGTTCGATTCGAGGAGAACATGCGATATTCAGATATGGGATGTCGTCAGGATCAGCGGGGGATGTGGAAGGGGATCAATCGAGCCTTGTCCTGCCGTGGTTTTCGGCCAGGTGGGGGATGGGAGGGGATGGCCCATCCCCCAGCCGATCCCCCATCAGGGCGTTTCGCGGACGGACACCGACCGATGGCGGCGAATCACTTCGCGTTCAGGCGATAGCCGCCCTTGCGGTTCGAGCGGATCAGCTGACGCCAGTTTTTCTTCGACTTGAACACATCCGCCATGCGCAGGCTTTTCGAGCCTGCCTGCGTCAGGATCGCCTTGCCGTTCTGCCAGGGCTGACCGGCCTCGAGCGCCTCGTGAAGCGCGCGCACCACCTCGGCCTGGATCGGCCCCAGCCTGAAGTCGTGGCCGTTGCATCGCACCTCGCGATAGTCGTCCGAAGCCCGAAAGCCGCCGCTGTCGCCGATGCCGGACCTTTCCGAGAATCCCTTCAGCTTTTCAAAGCGATCCCGCTCGTCCCGCCGCATCAGAAGATCCCCGATCATGACAAGGATTGGGGCCGTCCCATCGCGCAGGGACGCATATTGCGCGCGCGTGGACCGGAAGTCGTCGATCTCGATCTCGCCACAGCGAAACAGCTGAAACACGTCGCGGGCATGCAGATCGAGCAGGCCGTTATAACGGGTCTTCTCCCATGGCACGCGGCAGCCTTGCCCGTCGGGCGTTTCCTCGAAACCACCGAACTCGACGGGCAAGCCATAGACCCGCACCGACAGCCTGATCTTGTCGTTCTCGGCGAGATAGATGAGGTCTTCCTCGGGGATCGACCAGCGCTTCAGGATCTCGGGAAGGGTATAATACTGCTTCTCGATCTGCATCCGCGCCCCTCCGATTCCCGCCTCTATTGTTTCCAATTTGTTCTTATTCCCTTGACCCTCGCCGATCAATCCTGTTTTATCCTGTTTTATCCACAATCCGCTGGGGACAACATGACGGATCATCATACACTCGCCGACCGGCTGCGGGCCCGCGCGCACCAGCTGGGGTTGAGTCCGGCCCATGTGGCGGAAATGGCGGGCGTCAATCGCTCCTTCGTCTACGACATCCTGCGGGGGCGTTCCCTGCGGCCGAATATCGACCGGCTGGGCGCCGTCGCCGCGGTGCTGAAGGTGGAGCGCGACTGGCTGATTCACGGCATCGGCGAGGTCGAGGGCACACCGCCCTTCATCGAGAACCCCGACGAGGCCTTCGTTGCAATTCCTCATGCGAGCCCGCGCCCCTCGATGGGCGGCGGCGCGGTGGTGCAGGATCATGCGCAAAGTGCAGGGCGCGCCTACCACTTCCGCCGCTCCTGGATAAAGGAAAAGCTCAGGGCCAGCCCCTCGCAGCTGCGCATCATGCATGTGGAAGGCGACAGCATGGCGCCGACGCTTCTGAGCGGCGACACGGTGCTGGTCGACATGGCCCGCCGCACGCCCAACCCGCCCGGCATCTTCGTGCTGGACGACGGCATGGGTCTGGTCGCCAAGCGGCTCGAGCACATCCCCAACAGTGACCCGCCCGCGGTGCGGGTGATTTCTGACAACAAGCATTACCCCGAGTACGAAAGAACGGCCGGCGAAATCCACATCGTCGGCCGCATTCGTTGGTTCGCACGGGAGGTCTGATCATGGCGCATGTGATCATTCGCGGAGAAAACGGTCGTCGGCACGAAGTGGATTTCGGGGACGACGCCATCACGGTCGAGTTTCATGCCAGTGATGAACATGTCGAACTGGTGATTGAAGCCCTGGATGAGGACCGGCCGCGCGAAAAGCGCCGGTTCGCCCTTGTCAACATCCCGCGATACCTGCTCAGCAAGGCCATGGCCGATCTGGCCCGCAGAGATCGCGCTGGGGGAGATGCCTTGTGACGACCGCATTCCGAGAGATTGATGATACCGATCCGGCGCTGGCCCATTCCCCCATGGTGCGGGGAATTCAGAAAACTCTCGCCTGGATCGGTGAACACGGCGGCATCCCCCTGACGCAGTCCAAGGCATTCAAGCGGGTGTTCGTTCACTGGGCAGCGGCCGAGTTCGACTGGCCCGGCCACACCGAGGCGGATCTCTTCGCTGTCAACAAGGTGCTGAATGAATGGGATTTCCCGCCGCTTGAAGTCCTGCACGATCTGATGGTGGCGATGAAGCTCGGCCGGCACTACAAGGGCGAGTTCCGCCTTACCAGAGCCGGACAGGCGTTGATCGGCCGCCCCGGCCGGATCTTCGGCACAATCGTTCCGTTCTTCCTGTTCCGCGTGGATCACACACGGTTCTCGCGCTTTGACGATACTCCGCTGCCCGGCAGCTGGGACGTCTTCCTCAACGTGATCAACGTCGAAGCTGAGGACGGAGCAACCGGCGCGGACCTGCGCCGCGTTTTCTACGGCGACCCGGAGAAACCCTTCGACGACACGATGAGCAAGTTCTACGTTCAGGTGCTGCGCCCGCTCTGCTGGGCGGGCCTCCTGTCGAAGGACGAAGGCGGTCGGCGCTATCTCTATGAAGTTGCCGTGTTCATGAAGACGCCGCTCTGGAAATCGGCGTTGATTCTCGACACCGATGCAGAGGTCGCGTCAGCGACCCGCCACTAAGTGCTGCCACTTCCCATCCTCTGCGCGGACCTACGCAGAACTGCCTTAACCCGTTGATTGCGATTGTTTTTCTATGGCGCGCGAATAGCGTTGCTCCATGCGAACCACGATCAACACATCGCGACCGGGCCCAAACCCCCTGTCACCTGCCAACATGACGCCCCGCGAGCGCCGCGCGGAACTCTGCGCCTTGCTGGCCCTCGGCCTGATCCGCCTGCGAATGCGGGAACAGGCGCAACTCTTCGCGAAACATGGAGAATTTCCGCTACACAACTCAGGCATTCAGAGCGGTAGTGCAGGTCCAACCACCCGGAGGACCGAATGAACACGCATGATCCCATCCCCGCGCGCCTGGCCGCGCTGAAGGCCATGAAGACCCCGGAGTTGAAGGTCCAGTGGCGCGAACTTTTCGACAGCGAGCCGCCGCCCTTCAACCGGCGTTACCTCGAAAGCCGGCTGGCCTATCGCATTCAGGAACTCGCCTATGGCGGGTTGAAGCCGGAGACGGTGAAACGCCTGGAACGGCTCGGCGAGGAACTGGACGGCGGCGATCGCAGCAAGAGCCGCATCCGGGCCGATCTCAAGCCGATCGTCGGCACACGCCTGATCCGCGAGTGGCAGGGCGTCGAGCATGTCGTCACCGTCACCGCCGAGGGCTATGAATGGCAGGGCCGCCCCTACAAGTCGCTGTCCTCGGTCGCCCGGGCGATCACCGGCACCCGCTGGAACGGCTGGGTGTTCTTCGGGCTCAAGAGCCGGAGGCGCACATGACCGACGTCAAGATCAAACGCCGCTGTGCGGTCTACACCCGCAAGTCCTCGGAAGAAGGGCTGGAGCAGGAATTCAACTCGCTCGACGCGCAGCGCGAGGCCTGCGAGGCGTATATCGCCAGCCAGCGGTCCGAGGGCTGGGTGCTTGTGCGCGACCGTTATGACGATGGCGGGATCTCGGGCGGCACGCTGGACCGTCGCGCGCTGCAACGGCTGATCGCCGATATCGAGGACGGGCTGGTCGACGTGGTCGTGGTCTACAAGATCGACCGTCTCAGCCGCTCGCTCGCCGACTTCGCGAAGCTGGTCGAGGTCTTCGACCGCAACGGCGTGACCTTCGTTTCGGTGACGCAGTCCTTCAACACCACCACCTCGATGGGCCGGCTGACACTGAACATCCTGCTGTCCTTCGCCCAGTTCGAGCGCGAAGTGACCGCCGAGCGCATTCGCGACAAGGTCGCCGCCAGCCGCAAGAAAGGCATGTGGATGGGCGGCGTGCCGCCATACGGCTACCGCGTCGAGAACCGGAAGCTGGTGATCGACGAGGAACGCGCCGAGCATGTCCGCTGGATCTTCGCCCGCTTCCTCGAGATTGGCTCGGGCACGGAACTGGCGCGTGAGGTCGCGACGCGCGGCATCCGCACGCCTCGCGGGAACCGGATCGACAAGAAGTATCTCTACCGGATGCTGAACAACCGCGCCTATATCGGCGAGGCGGTGCACAAGGGCGACAGCTACCCCGGCGAGCACAATGCAATCATCGACCGCGAGACGTGGGATCGCGTCCACGCCATCCTGAAAGAAAGCCCCCGCAAGCGCGCCGCGCGCACCCGCGCCGAAACGCCGGCGCTGCTGAAGGGGCTACTCTACGGCCCGGACGGTGCCGCGTTCTCACCGACGCATACCCGCAAAGGCGGCAGGCTCTACCGCTATTATGTCAGCCAGACGGTGTTGAAGCACGGGGCCGGATCCTGTCCGGTCGGCCGGGTGCCCGCAGGCGAGATCGAGGTGGCCGTCATCGACCGGCTCCGCGCCGTGTTCCGCCAGCCCGAGATCGTGGCGGGCACGTGGAAGGCCGCGCGCGCCCACGCCGACGACATCACCGAGGCCGACGCCCGCACCGCCCTGCAGCAACTCGACCCGCTGTGGGACGAACTCTTCCCGGCCGAGCAAGCCCGGATCGTGGCGCTGCTGGTGGAACGTATCGATATCGGCACCGACGGGCTCGACATCCGGCTGCGGGTCGATGGGCTCCACGGCCTCGCGCGCGAGATGCTGGCGGGCGATATGGGGAAAGCCGCATGAAACCCACCGCCACACCCGACACCATCACCATCCACGTTCCCTTCCGCATCATCAGACGGGGCGGGCGCAAGGAGGTGCAGCTGCCCGACGGCGCGCCGGTTCAGCGCCGGACGGACAACACCCTGATCAAGGCGCTGGCCCGCGCCTTCCGCTGGAAACGGATGCTGGAGTCGGGCGAGTTCAACACCATCGCCGAACTGGCCGAGCGCGAGGGTATCGCGCCCTCCTACATGACCCGCGTCCTGCGGCTCACGCTGCTTGCGCCCGACATCGTCGAAGCGATCCTGGACGGGCGGCAGGAGCCGGAGGTGGCGCTGGGGCGGTTGCTGGACGGGTTTCCGGTGGAGTGGTGTGCGCAACAGAGTTGTCTGACAGGGAAGTGGGAATGGGGCCCAAACCTGGCACCTGCGAAGCCGGGGGGATGA